GTGTATTCGTCACCCCGGCGGCTGGGGAGGGACCTGTGGAAGGGTCAGAAACCAGTCGTATCGGAACTTCTGTGCAAACAGGAGCTCTATCCTATGGTCGTGGGGAGGAAGGATCCGTTGATCTTTCCTTCACTACTGCGGCGGGGACTGAGCGCCAGTGCGCAGAGATGGAAGTTGAGTCGGTAAGCTCAAGTTCTGTGGAAGGGAGTTCCGGTGAATCGGTTAGCAGCGAGCCCAAAAAGTTAATGCAATGCGGCAAATTAACAATTATGTGGGGTGATCGCGTTTTGGAGAGGCGGGAAAATTCTGGGATTTTATTGTTGGGAGGGCAAGTAGCTGGCACCATGTCAGCAAAAGTCAAATCCAACGTCGAGATGAGTGTACCCAGAGTTAGTGCCTCGAAGGATTTCGTTTGGTGGTTGAAGAGGAAAATGGCAGACTTCCTATTCCCACTTGTACGAGCAACTGATGCTAGGTTGCAGCCAGAGACTGAAACTGGTTCCGAACAGTCACGCCCCCATTCTGATTCAGGGGGAGAGAGCACGGACGAGATGCTGCGGGGATGTCCACCACGCAGTTTCGTGCAAAGAATCAAATCGAAGTGGGTTGGGATGTGGGCCAACTCTTCGATCCGGCGGCTGATGGAGCGAATGCGTAAAGCAATTGCCCTCAAGCTGGAACCAGCGGACTATCGTGTCGAGACCGCTGTTATCCAGGCTATAGTTGACAATGAGGTCACAGCATGCCGGGAAGGCACTTTACCCCCAATTGGTTCACAGATAGGTGGAGCAACCGAAGACGCCGTGGTCGTCGTTTCGAGCCGGAAACGAATGCGCCGTGGCCAAAGACCACTTCGGATACCCCTTCTCGCAGCAGAACTCAAGAATTTTGCACGTATAGAGCTCGGACATTTAGAGAGCACCCCGCAAAATCGTTGTGTTGTTAGGAAGGTTATGGTACGCAAGTGCCGCGCAGTGATAAAGGAAGAAGATCCCCGTTGGGTTAACATTCGCGATGCTGACTTGGATAGAGTGTTATTCCATTCAGTGAGGATGTTCTTTATCGCCTCTTCGCATGATATTGAGGAGGTTAGGGCATATGAGCACGTCGACAGACGGCAAGCCTCATTAGCCATTGCGCGGTATTTTGCTGTACCGCAAGCCTAGGGAGGCTTGTGCCGGTGCTATGGAAGTTCTTCCCAGTCTCCGATATCAGATAAGCAGGTTGAAGATGATATCGGATTGAGTAGGGCGGGACGGGAGTATTTCATATGCGCCGCGCACAGGCCGGAGAACCCGCTGCGAAGGGCAGCTAGGACCTACTATCGTTTCGGCGAGAGTGGGCCCGATTGGGATATACCAAACAACGATCTCGATACCGTGCGTCACGCTATCTTGGAACGTGTTTTCTTTGTCAAAGACAGTGAGTCGAGGAGTGGGTTCAGCCGCACGCCAAAACCTTGGACCCACGAGAACTGTCCGCGAGAAGGAAAAGCTGTACACGCGTACCTAGATGGTATTCGTAATCGTCTAACTGTGTTCCGCCGCGAGGTGGAGGACGTCGCGAGTCGTTCGCGCAAAGCCAGCCCGTTATCTGAACAGGAATTCCTAGATCGATACGGTGGGGCCCAGCGCAAACGATATGCGGCGGCAGCACAGTCTCTTGAACAGCGAGAGTTTGAGAGAAAGGATGGTTATGTGAACGTATTTACGAAAGATGAGTATCGTAAACCGGGTGGTACACCTCGTATCATCCAGCCGCGTTCACCACGGTACGGATTGTTGGTTGGTCGTTATTTGAAGGGAGTAGAGCATGAGATCTTTAGAGCCATTGATGAGGTGTTTGACGTTCGAGAAGAGGGTCATCGCACGGTTGCTAAGGGCATGAATATGGGTGAAAGAGGAAGAGTCATACATAACATGTGGAATGAATTCGTGGATCCAGTTGCAGTAGGCGTAGATGCTTCTAGATTTGACCAACACGTTAATACGATGTTGTTGGAATATGAACACAGTTTATATGAAATGTTTGTGGAGGGAACATGTGCAGGCATACCTGATTTGGCAGAGCTATTGAAGCACCAGCTCGTCAACGAGGGGAGGTATTACGGCAATGAAGGCACCATCAAATACAGAGTTGATGGATGTCGGATGTCAGGTGATATGAATACCTCATTAGGTAATGTCATAGTCATGTGTTCGTTGATGTATTCCTATTTGAACACTAAAGGATTGCTAAATAGAGCGCGATTACTGAACGATGGAGATGATTGTGTGTTGATAATGGAACGGGCGGATGTGGAACTATTCAAGGAGGGCATGCAGGAATGGTTTCTCGAAATGGGAATTGAGATGGAGTATGATGGGACTTATGATAGTCTTGAGGAAGTGGAATTTTGTCAGGCACATCCTGTTGCTATAGGCGATAGTTATGTGTTGTGTCCAAACCCAGCAAAGAGGTTGTATTCAGATTTAATTACAACCAAGGACGTTTCCAGC